ACAGCCAGAGGTTGCATGATTTACAACGACACGAACGGTGACAAGTCAGTAGCAGCTATTGATTTTGGTGGCGACAAGACTTCTACAGCAGGCGACTTTACTATTGTATTTCCAGCAGCAGCAGCTTCTACAGCGATTATTAGAATCGCTTAGTAGAAAATGAAACATGCCATTAGCAAAATTTCAATTCAAAGCAGGAATAGATAGAGAAGGAACTTCCTACACTAACGCAGGCGGCTGGTTCGACTCATCTTTAATAAGATTTCGCAAAGAATTTGTGGAAAAAATTGGCGGTTGGGCAAAAAATGTCACCGCAACTTTTTTTGGCACATGCAGAAATCTGTTTGCTTGGGTAGCATTAGACGGCACCAAATTTCTTTTTCTAGGAACTCATTTAAAATCATACGTTCAAGAAGGTAATGTTTTTTATGACATTACGCCCATCAGAGCAACAACAACGAACGGCATTGTTTTTGCAGCCACCAACGGCTCTTCTACTATCACGGCAACTGATTCATCGCATGGCGCTGTAGCCGGAGACTTTGTCACTATATCTGGAGCGGTTTCACTGGGTGGCTTGGTTACAGCCAATGTGCTAAATCAAGAATACCAAATAGCAACAGTGCCTACAGTCAACACCTTTACTTTTACAGCCAAAGACACGTCTGGTACAACTGTCACTGCTAATGCTAGTGATTCTGGTAATGGTGGTTCTGGTGTAGACGGCGCTTATCAACTTAATACCGGTTTGGATGTATATGTGCAATCAACAGGTTGGGGTTCAGGACTGTGGGGAAATGGAACTTTTGGCGCTTTAACAGCTTTGTCTTTTACCAACCAATTAAGGCTCTGGTCTTCTGATAACTTTGGTGAAGATTTAATTATGAATCCTAGAAATGGCGGCATTTTTTACTGGGATAAATCTGGCGGCACAAGTGCAAGAGCTGTCAATATTACATCTTTACCGGGAGCTAACTTGGCTCCAACTGTAGGAATGCAGGTTATTGTTAGCGATACAGATAGGCACGTTATTGTTTTGGGCGCAGACCCTATTGTGGGTGGAGCCAGAACAGGAACACTTGACCCCATGTTGGTTGCTTTTTCAGATCAGGAAAGCGCTACAGAATGGCAACCACAAACCACAAACACAGCAGGCTCAGTAAGGCTGTCATCGGGCAGTGAAATTATTGGCGGCATTAGATCGAGACAAGAAACATTAATATGGACTGACACTTCTTTGTATTCTATGCAGTTTGTAGGACCGCCACTTACATTCTCAGTAAATCTTATTAACCAAGGCGTTGGCATGATAAGCCCTAATGCTTGCATCAATTCACCTAACGGTGTCTTCTGGATGTCGCAAGACGGATTTTATTTGTACAACGGTTCTGTGCAAAGAGTTGCATGCAGCGTTTTAAGTTATGTGCAAGAAGGTTTAGACATAGATCAGTCTTTTAAAACATTTGCTATCTTAAACAAAGAGTTTAATGAAGTGTGGTGGTTTTACCCAGCAACCGAAGACGGCACCCAAGAAATATCAAGATACGTTATTTATAACTATTCAGAAAACACATGGAGCATTGGCTCTTTGGTCAGAACAGCATGGCTAGACCAAGATGTTTTTGACAAGCCTCTGGCAACTGCAAGCAATTATCTATACAACCAAGAGAGTGGGCAAGATGACGATGGCTCGCCAATGGACAATGTATTTGTAGAAAGCTCGGACTTTGATTTAAACGAAGGCAACAGCTTATCTTTTATAAAAAGAATAATCCCGGATATAAAATTTTATGGCGCCAACACAGATAGTGGTGGACCGATTATTAACATGCTATTAAAAACCAGAAACTTTCCTAGCGAATCATTGTCAACAAATGTTACAAAAGATGTTTCCAATAATACCGATCAACTTTATGTTAGAGCCAGAGCAAGACAAGCTGTCATTAGATTGCAAAGCGATGATGATGGAGCGTCTGGTAACAGGCTTGGCGTACAATGGCGGTTAGGTTATACAAGATTAGATTTACAGCCTGATGGCAGAAGGTAATGGCAAAGCTGCTACCGTCACGACTGCCTACGGCTTTAAACGAGGTAAATGCCGATCTATTTAACAGATTGGTTAGAATACTTGAGTTAAATTTAGGGCAGTTTGACCCAAGCAGAACGCCACAATTTAACGATACAGAATTATCAGAGTTTAATTTTGTGGCTGGTGATGTTGTTTGGAACACAAATATCGGCGTGTTACAGGTGTATACTGGAAACACATGGATACAGCTTCATGAGCCGTTTTCGCCACAAGGATACGAGGCAAACGCTCTGTTAGGCTCTGTAACAGTTAAGAACAACGGAAATACAACCATTACACTGGGTGTTGCTTCTGAGTATTGGGATGTAGAAAAATGGTACACTTAGACTTAAAGTGATATTATTTATATTTAAAATAAGTTATTGTTAGAGAATATTATGGCAGAATTAAATCAAACAGACAGAATGCAAAACCTTCTGACAGATATGGATAGACCAAACTCTTTGCCTTTATTTCAGGCAGGCGTAAATTTTAACAATGGCAAACCTTCTTTTAGCGCAAGCAGTCCTTTAATGGATATGATGCCAAGAAGAGAAAATCTAGGCTCAGGCGTTATGACTGATGTTGATGCAGTAAGAATTAACAAAGCTTTGTTGGGCGACATGCAAAACCCAATGATGTCAGGTGTAGACACCAGCATTATGCAACCGTTGGTTGAGATGGGCTTTGAGAAGCAAGTAAGAGTAATTTTAAGCACACCGCAGAACTCACCAGAATCAATTCAAGCACAACAAGAAATTGTTAGTGAAATGGGTACAGGCATGGACATTGATGCCTTTGTACAAACCGTTCAAGAAGTAGCTCCACCAGCAGTTCAAGAAGAGCTGTTGCAAGACAGGATGCAACCAGTGAGTGCAATGACTAATATTAATGCTGAAGGCATACAACAGTTAATGTCCATGGGCAGAGATGGCGACACAACCATAGGTCATTTATCAGAGGGTGAGGTTGTTATACCAGCACCAGTGTTGGAAGCAAACCCACAAGCCGCAGACATGCTTGAGCAAACTATGAGCCAAATGGGCATAGACCCAAGAACCAGAGTTGTTGACTCTACTGGTGAGATTGGTGGCATTGCATCAATCAACCCAGAAACAGGATTTCAAGAGTTTGGTTTTTTATCTGATGTTTGGAAAAAAGCTAAAAAAGTTGTTAAAGCAGTTGCTCCTATAGCAATAAACTTTATACCGGGTGTTGGACCTTTGGCTAAAGCAGCTCTTACAGCAGGAATCGGAAAAGCATCAGGACTTTCAACCAAAGAGGCTTTATTGGGCGGTGCTTTAAGTTATGGAGGCAGCAAACTATTTGGAGGAACGCCAAAGGCTACATCAACTGGTGGAGGATTTTTTACTGGCGGTGGTTCTGACGGCATAGGTCGTTTTGGTAAGGTAGGTGATTTTTTTGGTGGCGTAAAAAAAGGCATTGGCAGTTTGTTTACAGGTGGTGGTGAACAACCTCTGCCTTATACAGATGCAGAAATTGATTCGATGTTAGAAACTATGGACCCTTCTATGGTTCAGCAAGCAGTTAATGAAAGAAATGCTGCGATCTATCAGGCAGGACCGTCAAATCTAGGCAAGCTAGAAGATTTTGCAAAAAAAATTACTGGTGGCGATGATATGACCAGAACCCAAGAGTTAATAGCATCAGGCATGTCCCCAGAAGCAATTGAGGTGGCAAAAGCTAACGGAACATTTAACGCATTGGTTGCACAGGCTAGAGCAGAGGGTAAGGTACCGGGCAGAGGTAACACCATTGCTGACGGCACCACAAGCGGTGGCATGGGCATGATGGGCAAATTAGGCATAGCAGGACTTGCAGGCTTAATAGGCAAGCTGGCTTATGAAGAAGCCAAAGACCAAAAAGGTGTACCTTTAACTCCACTGACTCAAATGGACCAGTTAGGCAGATACAACATAGCTGCTGAGATGGCTAGACAAGCAGGCGAAGGCTCTCCATCCAGAGTTGAGTACGGTTTAAGCGCAGAAGGAATGCCAGCATTAAGTGGCGGCGCACCAAGAATGGCAAGATACGGAGGCATCATGGCTTTTGCTAACGGTGGTTCTGTGGCTATGGCGGAAGGTGGCGACCCCATGATAGATATTAGCCCAGAAAATTTTCCC